GAGGTTCTACAGGTACTATAGCTTCTGTAGGTGTCTCTTCAGCTAAACCTAGTTTGTTAGCGTAAAAATCGCCTGAATTTTCACTTGTGAGCACTAAGCCCGCTTCTTTTTCTGACATGAGTTTCCTCAAGGATTTACCTCGTCTACCTGACGAGTAAGGTTTTGGTCAATATAGACCGAAATAGTTACTGTGTCAATTACTGTATAGAATTGACCGCCGACTGAGCATACTGATACTGTTCTGCGTTTCTAGCCCTGATTTCCTTCTCAAGGCGAGCTGTGTCCATGTGATGCAAGAGCAATTCCATGATCGCATCAATCTCTGTCTTGTTCTGAGTCGTGATTGCTCTAGTGTTGACATCATGTACTTTAGCTTCGAGCATTGATTCTGTATTGTGCGCCTTAGCAGTTTGACGCATAAGTTCACGTTTTGTCTCAGCATCTTGCTTAACAGATTCAATGTCTTGACGCTGTTTAATGACCATTTGTAGGTTTTGTAGCTGTTGACCCATGTCCTCAATCTGCTTCTTAGACATCGCAAGTTGCATCTGAACTTGAGGAGGAATCTTAGATTTTTCGTCAATTTGCGACATGGGATTTGCGGCCGCAAGCCTGTCAGCAATGATCTCAGCGCCAGGGAAGTCCATATTCCTGAAGAACAAATCGCCTGCTACTTGCATCAGCGCAGGATCAGCAGTCATTAAAGGAATCATTGCCTCAACTGCCTCTTGACGCTTGCTGTTGTAGCCAGGGCCTGTGTCCATGACAACGTCATACTCGCCTACAGAAGTGTCATTCAGCGTCTTGTAAACGCCTTCTTCGTCAGCTCCTCGCTGATTTAGCGTCACCATGTCAGGTCTGCCGTCCATGCCAATGATACGCATCACTCGCTCTGTATCGTAGATTTTAGGGCCCAAATCTAAGATCATTTTTCCTATATGTCTGATAGAACGAGTCAAATTATCATAAAAATGATAGTTTGTGAGGTCAACTTGCTGTTGTTGACCATTCAACGCCTTGCCTGAAATGTTGCCTTGAGGTAGCTGTGCAGGGTCAAATATGCCTATAACTGCTTGTAAATCAGCGTTAATGTTGTCCATTGCAGACATGATGCCTGCAGGAGGCGCTTCAGGCTGTATGCGTGTAGGAACAGGAGCAGGAACGCCTTCAATGTCTTTTTGCTTGTATCTAAGCACAGGAGCTGACTTAATGTTAGCTTGTGCCCATTCGTTTTCGTGTCCTTCGTCTTGACCTTCAGCAAGCAACCACTTAGGTTTAGGCGCTAAAGCAATAGATTCTGTCAGAGCTGTAGTCCAGAAGTTGAACATGCGCTGAGGATCACGAGCTTGTCTGACAATGCCAAACTTCTTGTGCTTGCTTTCAATAACGATTCTGTGACCGTAGACAGGAATAATTGGGATGAATTTGCCAGGCCAAATGCCCTGCTCAAGGATTTGCATACCTGTGAGCTTTGCCCAATGAATTTCTTTCTTTACAGTTTTACGTTTCTTGATGATGAAATCAAGATCACCATCATAATCCTCAATAAATCCTGTTTCGCCATTAGCAAGCACAATCAGCTCAGTCTCTTTGCGTACTGTGTAGAAGTATTCAGCAATGCGAATGTCTTCCTTGTTGACCCATTCAGCGTTAGAGTCACCTGAGCCTCGCTGGGTAAATCCTACGCCATTGTCAGCGTCAGGGTACATCTCAGCAAACACCTTTTTGTCGATTACTTCAGTAATCAATACTCTCTCAGCATCAGAACCGTCAGGTGCAGAGCTGTTAGGGTCAAAATAGACTGTAAAAGGATTGTGAATAGGCTTAATGAAGATTTCTTGATCGAAGCTGTCTTCTCTGACGTAATCAGTTGTTATACGCAAATAACCCCATCCCATGCGAACAGCGTGATCTACTGCTGTGTCATAGGCTTGATCTGCGTCTGAGTTGACCTCGATATGCCTGCAGATGCCTTGCCAGACCTCTGCCATCTTAGCGTCAGCTTCGTTATTAATGCCGTGAACCTTGATTCGAGGTCTTTGTTGCCTGATGTTATTAACAATCTGCCTACAGTAAGCATCAACTTTGTTAATAGTAAGGCAAGGTCTTGATTCAAGAGTGCGTGAGTTTTGAATCTCGACAGGCCATTGATCGCCTGCGCTGAACTTGAGGTCTTCTAACGCCTCAGATCGATTCATCGTATCAGCAGTTGTACACAGGTTAAGGAACTCTTGCGCCTCTTGTATAAGAGGTTCGTCTCCTGTTTCTTCTAACATTGTGTCATCAACTGCCATATTGTTACCCCATCCAATTTGATGCAACCTGTATAGGTGCTTTCTTTACTATTTTCTTAGGTTCGTTGACCATAAGACCTATGTACCTAAAAGCATCTGCACCATGACTGTATTGATCGTGTAAAGGCGTTCTGCTGAACATCTTCGTATCAGGATCAACCTCATAACGATAATGCCTCAACGCCTGCAAACCTTCCTCACAGTTTTCACGATCAAAATAACAATTGCTGAAGATAGTTCTTGCCGCATTGATGCTATCAACAATAGGTACTTTAGGTATGATTCTAGTCTTAAATCCTAAATTACGCACTATTTCTTCAATACTTCGCCCATTTCCTGCAAGAGTCTTGTTTTCTGCATCGTGAGGCAACCATAGCGTGTCGTACATGTAACCAAAGCCTTGCATCTTGTTGAGTATGCTTGACATCGTTTCCTGATTAGTTTCAAAGTATCTAATGAGCCTAGTCTCCATGCCTATAAACTGCAGAAACCATATTGCAGTTGCGTCAGACCATCCTAGATCAAAGATTGCATGAACAGGTTTTGTAGCGTCATAAGGCACTCGACAGATACGCCCTGTCAGTTCTGCCATTTGCATTTCTTTAGCAAAGATAGCGCCATCGACAGTTTGCCTACAAACGCCTTCCCAGACCATTGTGTAGGCTTCAGGATCACGAGCCTTGAGTGAATCTTTCTCTAGTCTCAGGGTTTCAGGAAACCAAGGATTGTCTGACCAGTTGATCTTGGTTGTAACTGAATTCTCAGGCGCATGAATGATAAATCTTTGATAAGTTGGGTCTGTTTCTAGCTCAGGATTGAAGCTGATCCATATCTCAGAGTCCTCTTTCCTGATCGTAGGAATAAGCACATCCCATGATCTTGAGCTGACCGCCTGTGCTTCCTCGCACCAGCAGATGTCTACGCCCTCATAGGATTTGATGTTAGCAACATTGTTCTTTAGACCTACAAAGTTGAACTCAGTCCCATTCTTAGCCCTGATCGTTCTGTCTGTGATCTCATAAAAGAGCTGTAAACCTAGCTCCTCGATCTGATCGCACAAGAGCTTGTGAACTGAGTCCCTAATTGAAGTCTGAAACTCTCTAGCGCAGAGAATACGCAAAGGATTCATAGCGCCTTTGATCAGCAAAGCCTTAGCTATTGAGTGAGACTTGCCTGCTCCCCTACCGCCCCATAGCACACGATACCTAGACTTAGCAGGAGTGAATAGACACTTGAGCTTCTCAGGAAACTCTGCCTTTGCTATAGCTTGCTCAACGCTCACAGTTGGCGCTCCCATAAAGCAGGGTTAGGCGAACAACACTCTTTAATATTTTCATCCTACGGAGCTAAACCGTTTCGCCAACATCTTTAGGCGATACAAAACTCACCTGAATCTGAGGTATCAGAGGTGCGCCGTTCTCGCCTGTTATCTCCTGTTTGACGCTCTCACGATACTTCTTAGGAAACCTAGCGGCCATGCTTCGTGACCACAATGAGGCGTTGAGCTTTGCCCCATCCTTGTGCTCTAACATGTACGCCTGCGCTTGATCTTCCCACCATGTTTGCTCTGCTACCTTAGCATCGTCCAAGGCGTGCAAAAATTCAGGATAATTGTCTCGCCATTGATACATTGTTCGTAACGATACGCCTAAAACTGAGCTAATTTGTTCTACACTTTTGCCCATAGCGCCTAACTTTACAACCTCATCGCAATACGCAGGGTTATAAAGGCTAGGTCTACCTACAGGTCTAGTGTCTTCGCTCATTCTTTAGGTGCTTCTTCAATAGGTTGAGGTTGTGGCAATTGTGCTTGAGCTGTTGTTACTAACTTTTGGCGCAATTCTTGCATAGCTTGTATTTTGTGCTCAAGTGCTGAAATAATCAAGTTCATTTCGCTGACTTCGTGATCGAATTTAAACATTATTTTTTACCTTTCTTGTCTTGTTTCTGTGCTTCTCGTTTTTCTGAATAGGCGATTGCTACCGCTTGCTTGACAGGTTTACCTGCCTTTACCTCAGCTTTGATGTTCTTTTTAAAGGCTTCAGGTGATTTTGATTTAATTAAAGGCATGTTAACAGTTCCAGTTCTTTAATGATGCTTTAGCCCTTTCAGCAGGGCCCTTAGCGTTTTTAACAACTCCTTCCATGCGAGCACAGAAAGAGGCTTTCCTACCTGCATCCTTCTCAGTCTTAGGATGTGGCGCAGGTGCTTTCAAATGACTGCCGTTCTTAGCGTTGTATTCAGCTCTGCCTTTAGCTGTCATGCCTGCACCTTGTTCTGTAGAGTTGTAGGTCTTGCCTTTGCCTACAGTCTTGTGTTCAATAGGTTTGTCGTGCTTTTTCATTTTTTAGCCGTTTTCGCTGAGTTTTTGAACGCTTGAGCTGTAGGTGCACCTTTTGTCCCTGGCTTTCTCATGTGCTCAACAGGCTTTCCTTCTGCCTTTTCTTGTTTTATACGTTCTTGTTTTTTGTGAATATTATCGTAAAGTCCAGTTGCCATTATTCAATCTCCTCAACAAAAGCTACGTCTTTCCATGACATCAGAATGAGGTTTTCTTCCTCATGCTTGATGTTTGTGAATTTTAAATACTCATCTTTGTAGTCTTTAGCAAGAGTGCCAAAATAGACCTTATCGCCTACCTTTAAGCCTTCTTCTTCTGCCTCATCGCCTAAAGCTACGATGTAGCCTACAGTATCTGCCTCAGCAGTCTGAATGTAAAGCTCTGATTTGATGCGTCTCTCAGGCTTTACAAATATTCTGTCTTTTAAAGGTTTAATCATTTTGCAGGTCTTCCTCTACGTTTAGGAGGTTCTTCAACTACTTTAAGTTCTAGTAATTGCCTACCAACTGAGGAAAAAACATCCTCCGAAGAGGATGAAAAGACAACAGCAAACTCGCCACAGGTATCGTTCTCGTGATGATTAAAATACTGTGGGTAACGCCTGCAAACACCCATACGCTCTAGCGATAGAAAATGCTTGCATGACTTACAATCTGAATTAGCCAAGTCAACTCTCCTTAGTTGATTAGGTCAGAAGCCTTACTAGGTCTACTCACTTAGTAGGGCTTCGCTATTACATCTTGTCTTGTGCGTGATCCATACGGCTGTGCTCATAAGCAACATGCTCTCTTGAGCCTGTGTTCATTTCGCCTAGACGACCGTCAATCTTGCCCATGTGGCTAGCGTCTCTCATGCCAATCCCATCGGCCTTTCCCATGCCAACGCCACCCTTGACAGGCATTTTACGCTCGCCTGATGTGTCTGAACTCAAAGCACCTTTAGGCACTTTTTCGCCTGATACACCGCTTTTAAATCTCTCTGCGTCCATTTTTCCCATGATAAATTCCTTTGTTTCTTTGCAAAAAACACTACTTTTTGTAGCAATATA